TTTGTGTTTCTGCGGTGGTAACTTCGCGGGGGTGGGTCATGGGACGACGCGGACCAAAACCTGAGCCGACCAAACTTCGGCTGCTGCGGGGCAATCCGAGCAAAAAGCCAGCCTCGCCGGACGAGCCGCAGCCGCCGACCGACGGCGTCTCGATGCCTCCGCACCTCGGCGAGGTGGCGGCCCGTCGCTGGGGCGAGCTCCTTCCGATGCTCCAGGCGACGCGTGTGATGACGCGAGCCGATGTCGAGGCGCTCGCCCGCTACTGCGACACGTGGGAGTGGTGGCTGGCGGTGCGTGCGAAACTCAAGGCAGAGGGCGACACGTACCCGATTCTGAACGACGGCGGTGAGGTCAAGTACATCGCCCAGCGACCCGAGGTCGCGATCGCACACAAGCTCTCGCAGCAGTTACGGCAACTGGAGTCCGACTTCGGGCTGTCGCCTGCTGCCCGCGCTTCGCTGAAGGTGGAACCGGATGCCAAGGCCGAAAGCGCCATCGACAAGTTCCGGGCGATCAAGGCTGCCCGCAAGGCGTAAGCCCGAGTACGTCAAGGGCTACACGTACGATCAAGACGCAGCCGATCTCGTCATCGGCTTCCTTGAGTCGGTGTGTTGCCACACCAAGGACTCGCCCACCGCGAAGGCGGGCGAGCCGATGCGTCTGCTCGATTGGCACAAGCACGACGTGATCGAGCCGCTCTACGGCTGGCGCACTGATGACGGGCTGCGGAGGTATCGGCTCGCCTACCTGGAGGTGCCGAAGAAGAATGCGAAGAGCACCCTGCTCTCGTGCCTCTCGATCTGGCATCTCCTCATGGAGGGACAGGGCGAGCTCGGGTGCATCGCGGCGAAGGACCGCAACCAAGCGGCGATCATCTTCGACGAGACCGCCGCGATGGTGAAGCGGTCGCCGGAGCTGGCCGCGTCGCTCGAGGTCGTCGATTCGCGGAAGACGATCGTCTGCATGGGAACCGGCTCGTCGATGCGTGTGATCTCACGTGACGCCGGTGCGGCCGAGGGTCCGTCCTATTCGTTCGTCTTCTGCGACGAGCTCCACGCGTGGCCCGACCGGAGGCTCTTTGAGGCGCTCCGCTACTCGGGTCGCTCCAGGCGTGAGCCGCTGCTTTGCACGATCACGACGGCCGGTGACCGCCGCGACACGATCTGCTGGGAGCAGCACGAGTACGCCGAGCAGGTGATGGCAGATCCGAAGTACGACCCGAGGTTTTACGGCCGAATCTACGGAGCGAAAACGGACGGCAGCGAGGACTACTTCGATCCGGCGACGTGGCGTCGATGCAATCCAGGCATGGGCATCACGATGACCGAGGAGGCGTTCGCGGCGGATGCCCGCGAGGCGAAGAACAAGGCCACAAAATTGAATGGCTGGCTCAGGTATTCCTTGGGAGTTTGGACCGAGTCAACGAATAGGTGGCTCGATCCTGACAAGTGGGCCGCATGCGCCAGCGGTCCACGCGAGCCGTTCGCCGGTCGGAAGTGCATCATCGGCATGGATTTGTCGAAGACGACCGACCTCTCCGCGATGGTCGCCCTGTACCCGTGCGAGGGCGACGAGTTCGAGGTCGATGCGATGTTCTGGGCTCCACGCGATCTCATCATGGAGCGGGAGAAAACCGACCGTCAGCCGTTCCAGCACTGGGTGAACTCTGGGTACATCACGGCGACAGACGGCAACATCATCGACCACTCAAAGATTCGCGAGTACGTGCTGGAGTATGCGAAAACCCACGAGGTCGAGCACGTCTACATGGACCTGACCGGGGCGGTGCAACTCGCCGTGGAACTGCAAGGGGCGGGGCTGCGCGTGTCAGGATGGAGCCAAGGTTTTCGCGGGATGTCGTCGCCGACGCGCCGCCTGGAGTCGCTCGTGTTGCAGCAGCGACTGCGGCACGGCGGCAATCCGGTGCTCTCGTGGATGGCCGCGAACGTGACAGTGGAGACGAACGCCTACGAAGACGTGCGGCCGGTGAAGAAGAAAAGCACGGGACGCATCGACGGCATCGTGGCTCTCATCTTCGCCCTCGGCGGTTGGGAGTCTGACCAGATCACGAGCAAGCCTGGAGCCGAACCCTCCATCCTCTTCCTATGATCGCACCTTCAGATCGCATCCTCTGGCTTCCGACCTCTGAGTACGAGTCCCGCAACTGGGACCACGAGTCGGGTGGCTACGGCGGCAACCGCAACCCGTCGGGCGTGCGGATCGACCCTGAGACGGCGCTCCGCTCGACGGTCGTCCTTGCGTGCGTCCGCGTGCTGTCGTCCAGCGTGGCCGGGCTCCCGCTGCATCTCTACCGTCGGTTGCCCAATGGCGGGAAGGAGATTGCACGCGAGGTGCCGCTGTATCGCATCCTGCACGACCGGCCGAACGGATGGCAGACGAGCTATGAGTGGCGGGAGCAGATCATGCTCCACCTGCTCACGCACGGGCAGGCGTTCGTCGAGATCGCCGGTGCCGGTCCTGCGACGCAGTTGATCGTGCTGCACCCGAGCCGAATGCAGGTCGAGCGGATCGAGAACGGGCGACTGCGTTACCGCTATCGCGAGGATCGCGGAACCGAGACGATCTACTCGCAGGACGCGATCATGCACCTGCGGTGGCTGTCTGACGACGGCGTCAACGGCATGGTACCGGTCGAGCTCGCTCGCGATGCGATCGGGCTAGCCCGTGCGTGCGAGATTCACGGGGCGTCGTTCTTCGGCAACGGTGCCCGTCCCGGTGTGGTGCTGTCTACCGATAGCACGATCTCAGCCGAGGCGGCCGAGGCGCTTCGCAACGGCTGGGAGCGGATGCACCGTGGTAGTGAGCGAAGTCACCGCACGGCTGTGCTGCAAGGCGGGCTGAAGCCGATCGAGATCGGCGGCGGGAATATGCAGGAGTCGCAGTTTCTGGAGACGCGCCGTTTCGCGGTCGAGGAGTGCGCACGAGTCTGGGGGGTGCCTCCTCATCTGGTCGGCGATCTGTCCCGGTCATCGTTCTCGAACATCGAGCAGCAGAGCATCGACTTCGTCACGAACGGACTGATGCCGTGGCTGCGGCGTATCGAGTCTGCGATTGCTCGCGATCTCATCACGGACGACTCGCTCTTCGCGGAGTTCGACACACGCGGGCTACTGCGTGCCGATGCCGCCGGAAGATCGGCGTACTTCAACACGCTTTGGAATCTGGGCGTGGCGAGCGTGAACGAGATACGTGCGTGGGAGAACATGAACCCCGTAGAAGGCGGCGACGTGCGGTTCGTGCAACTCAACATGACCACGCTCGACAAGGCGGCTGCGGCAGCGGAGTCAGCCACGGTCGTCGAGGAGATCGTCGTCGAGGAGCCGGTTTCCGACGCCGCGTCACCGGAAACCGAACCCGCACCGGACGCCACGCCCCAGGTCGCCGAAGTCTCACTCAACGGTGCCCAGATCACCGGGCTCATCGCGATCGTGCAGTCGATCTCCGACGGTCTGGTCACCCGCGAGGGTGCGGCAGCGATGATCGCCGCGTCGTTCCCCTCCATCCCGCCCGCACAGATCGACGCGATCCTCGCAGGGGTGGTCGAGCGTCAACCGGCAGTAGCAGCGGATGCGCAGCCGCAGCCGTTGCCGGTGGTCGAAGACGCCCCCGCGAGGTCGCTCGAGTCTCGAGCCATGACGATCTCGATCGACTTCGATCGCACATTCGCGGCCGACCCTGCGATGTGGGGCGAGTTTGCCCGCAAGTCGGTTGCCGACGGCAACACGGTCGTGATGATCTCGCGTCGGCCAGAGGCTGATCGTCAGTCAGTCATGGCGACGCTGGGCGACTACGCCGATGCGTTCTCGCAGGTGCTGCTCGTGGGCGGCGACACGCTCAAGGCTGACGCGGCCGAGGCGGCTGGCATCGACGTAGACGTGTGGGTGGACGACTCGCCGCAGACGATCCGCTCCGCAGAGAAGCGAGCCGAGCCCGGCACCGTCGCCGAGGGCGACTACGTCTCGTGGGGCTCGTCTGGCGGGCGAGCTCGTGGCCGCATCGACCACGTGATGGACTACGGTCGGCTCGATGTGCCCGGCACGGACTTTGCGATCGACGCGACCGAGGACGACCCGGCGGCGCTCATCACGGTCTACGAGGAAGTCAGCGGCGGCTGGCGGGCGACCGACACGCAGGTCGGACACAAGGTCTCGACGCTCACGAAGATCGACCCGCTGCCCGAGCCGCCGCCTGCGGAGGAGCCACGGGCGAAGCCACGGAGGCGAAGACGTGGCGGCTAGGTATGACCACATCGACTTCACGCCCCCGGCTGGCGTGCGTGAAGAGGCTGCGAAGGGTCTCGCGTGGCGAAGCGAATACGGCCGAGGCGGCACGGCAGTCGGCGTTGCCCGAGCGAGAGACCTGAGCAACGGCACGAACATCTCACCGGACACGGCGAAGCGGATGGCGAGCTACTTCGCCCGGCACGAGGTGGACAAGCAAGGACAGGGATGGAGCCCCGGCGAGGACGGGTTTCCGAGCGCGGGTCGGATCGCCTGGGCTCTCTGGGGCGGCGATCCGGGGCAGGCATGGGCGAGCAAGTTGACGCGGCAGATCGAGGCAGCGGACGAGAACGACAGGAGCCACACGATGAACATCGAGCGACGTTCCCTCGCGATTGACGAAGTCGAGTCGGCGGTGCCGCTGCTCGCGGTCGAGAGCCGCAGCGAGGACGACGGCAGCGAGCGCGAGTACATCGTGGGCTACGCGGCGAAGTTCGGCGTGCTGTCGCTGGAGCTCGAAGGCTCGTTCATCGAGCGGATCGACCCAGGTGCGTTCGGCATCGTCGCCGAGCGTCGCGGGCGTCGGAAGCCGCTGGAGACTCGCGCCCTCTGGAATCACGACGCGAACTACCCGCTCGCCCGGTATCCCGGCACGCTGTCGATGAGCGTAGACGAGATCGGGCTGCGGTATGAGTTCCCGGTTCCTGACACGACGTACGGTCGGGACATCGCGAGCAACATCCGGGCGGGCATCGTCAAGGGCTCGTCGTTCTCGTTCACGGTGCCGTCGGGCGGTGACGCGTGGAGCGTCGAGGACGGGCGCAGCGTCAGAGTCATCAACCGCATCGACTCGCTCCTCGATGTCGGGCCGGTCACGTTCCCGGCGTATCCCGACGCCGACGTGAAAGTTGCCCAGCGGTCCTACGATCAGTACCTCCAGCGGCAGGCGTATATCGTTGCGAGGCACACCGGCGCGATCGGGCGCATCAACGAGATCAAAGAATTCCTGAGGCAGCATGGCCGCTAAGTCCGGCGACACGTGCGAGCGGTGCAAAGCCGCTCGCCTCAACGTCGCGTCGAGTCAGGCACGAGGCGAGTACCAGACTCGCTACCTACGCTGCCCCCGCTGCGGGCATACCGACAAGCACGTCGTGCATTCCGAGCACGTGCGTCGTCGGGCTTTTACTGGTTAGTAAAAGACCCTCGCGTCGAACTGCAAGGGTGCCGGTCTGGCTCCGTAGGTTCGTGGATAGGTGGCGTGAGCGCCGCCGCATCCCGACCAAGGAGTCACGCTCGTGGACAAGATCAAGGCACTGCTCGACGAACTCGCCGCTGTCGTCGCCGAGATGGAAGCGATGAGCGAGACCCCGACCGAGGACGGCGCTGAGCCGATGACCGAGGAGCAGGAGGCTTCGCTCCGCTCGCTCGAAACCCGTGCCGACAAGCTCCGCGAGCAGATCGAGTTCCTGCAGCGCGTGCAGGCGAAGGAGCTCGAACTGCGTGCCGTTCTGGAGCGTGGTGCCCCTGCCAAGGCGGTCGAGAAGGCTGCCGTCACCGAGGAGAGCCCCGTGGAGAAGCGTACCGTTCCCGCGATCCCCGTGAGCCACGGACCGCTCAAGGCGTTCCGCAGCGCCGAGTCCGCGTACCGCGCTGGTATGCACCTGCGTGGCTATGTGTTCGGCGACGCCGAGGCCCGGAGGTGGTGCGTCGATCACGGCGTCGAGAGCCGTGCCCAGGCTGGCGGCGTCAACTCGCTCGGCGGTGTCCTGACATCGCCGGAACTGTCGAACGAGATCATCCGGCTCGTCGAGGAGTACGGCGTCTATCCGCAGTTCGCTCGTCGCATCCCGATGAACAGCGACACCCTTGTGATCGCCCGTCGCACCGGTGGGCTCGCTGCCCGCCCGGTCGGCGAGAACGCCGAGGTACTGACCTCTGACGTGACGTTCGACAACGTCGAGCTCAATGCGAAGATTTGGGGCGTCGCAAATCGCACCCCGAACTCGCTGCTCGAAGACTCGGTCATCGACCTCGCCGACCTCATGGCGGTCGAGATCGCCCAGGCGTTCGCCGAGGCGGTGGACAACGCGGGCTTCGTCGGTGACGGAACCTCGACCTACCACGGTGTCGAGGGCATCACGAAGAAAATCGTCAAGGCTGCTCACTCGGCGTCGGTCGTCAGCACGACCGCTGGCACCGAGGACACCTACGGTGAACTGACGATGAAGAACTTCACCGACATGGTCGCCAAGCTCCCGACGTACGCGCGTAGGTCGGCCCGTTTCTTCATCAGTCCCGCTGGCTGGGGCTCGGCGATGCTTCGGCTCGCGATGCTCCCAGGTGGTGCGAGCGGCCCTGGCGGAAACTCGTCCAGCGACGTGGCCGCCGGGTTCGGCGAGCGGTTCCTCGGATACCCCGTCACGCTGGTCTCAAGCATGCACTCCTCGCTCGATGATTCGAGCGGCGAGGTGGCGTGCCTCTTCGGCGACCTCTCGCAGGCCGCCGTCTACGGCGAGCGTCGGGCGATCCAGATCCGCACGTCTGCGGACCGCTGGATGGAGTATGACCAGACCCTCACGTTCGCTTCGACTCGCAACGCGATCGTCGTGTCTGACGTGGGATCGACCACGAAGGCCGGTCCCGTCGTGGCTCTCAAGTTCGGCTGATCCGACTGACTGACTCTCAACCCTCCGAGGAGATCTGACAGTGAATAGTCTCGAAGCGACGAAGAGCGTCGTCGGCCACACCGAGAACCTGACTGCGGCGCAGACCCACACGCTGGTGATCGACCGTCTCGGCTACGAGTACGTGTCGCTCGACGTGTGCCAGGAGCCGTGGGCGAATGCGGGCTACACAAGCCAGGCGGCGTTCACCGTCCTGAAGCTCGCCGAGTCCGACAACAACTCGTCCTACTCCGACGTGACCGAGTTCGTCGGCGGCGGCACCGGCGGCTTCACGATCCCGACGCCGACCGCCACGGCGGGTGACGTGGTCGTGCGGATGGACGTGGACTGCCGGGGCAAGAAGCGATACCTCAAGGTCACCGCCACGCCGTACACGACCGGCACCGTCTACACGGTCGCCCGGCTCGGCAAGGGCAACGACGGTCCCGTCTCGGCTTCCGCGAAGGGCGTCAACGCCACGGTCAGCGGCTGATCCGGCTTGACACGACCGACACAGTGAGCGGCGGGTGGCGACGAGCCTCCCGCCGTTTCGCTTTGGAGGGCTACGCGTGATCGTTCAGGTCGGCGATACGTCGGTCGAGGTTCGTGCCGAGGCGGTGCTGTCGGCTCCGAGGTTCGGGCCGCTCACGAACGTGTTCGCGTTCATCGAGAGCCTTATGCCGCTGCACATCCGACCGACGCTCGGGCAGGGTGCGTTCTGGGCACAGGTTCTTACCCGGATGCTCGAAGAGTTCGCTCCGACGACGGAGTACATAATCACGCTGGACTACGATAGCGTGATGACCCGCTCGGACATTGAGCGGCTCTTCGCCCTCGCGATGACCTGCCAGTGCGACGCGCTCGCCCCGATCCAGGCGAAACGCGAGGACGGGCGTCCGATGCTCACGCTCCTCGACACAATGGACGACCAACCCGCCGACGGCAAAACCGAACTGCCGCTGTCGTGGTTCGCCGAGCCGGTGCAACAGGTCGATACGGCTCATTTCGGTTGCACGATCATCTCCACTAGGGCGCTCAGGCGAACGCTCAAACCGTGGTTTCACAGCAAGCCAGACGCCGAAGGCGGCTGGGGCGACGGGCGGATTGATGACGATTTGTGGTTCTGGCGTCAGTTCAAGGCGAGCGGCAACCGCCTCTTCATCACGCCCCGCGTCGTGATCGGTCACGGCGAGTACGTCATCTCGTGGCCGAGCCGGGATTTCACGGGGCCGGTGTTCCAGCACACGACCGCGTGGCAGCGAACAAAGAAGCCGCCCGAAACTGCATGGAGGGTGGGTGAATGACGACAATCAGAGTGCGGATGCTGCGAGCCTACGGATCGTACAGGGCGAACGAGCTCGTCGAGGTAGACGAGGGCTTCGCCGCGAGGCTCTTCGCGTGGGGCTACGCCAAGCGAGAGACACAGCAGTCGCTGATCGAGACGGCAGCAGTGGAACCGGTCGCGGAGCGGGCAGACGTGACGCCACGACGCAGGGGGCGGCGACATGAATGACGGCAAGCGGTATCGGTCGCTCAAGGTCGCCACGCAGCCGGTCGTCGAACCGGTGAGCGTCACCGACGCCAAGGCTCACATCCGCGTCGATCACAACACCGACGACGCCTACATCGCTGCTCTCGTGTCGGCTGCTCGCGAGTACTGCGAGGTCTACATGGACGAGACGCTCGTCGACACGCAGTACGTCATGCGGCTCGATGCGTTTCCGGCGGTCATCGAATTGCCCCGACCGCCGATGAGCCAGACCACCGGACGCACGGCAGTCTCGATCGTCTACACCGCGAGCGAGGCGGGCAATACGGCGACGCTCTCGACGACCGAGTATCGCGTCGATCGGGACGCGAAGCCTGGCACGCTGCGAACGCTCTACGCCGGATCGTGGCCGAGCCACCTGCTCGACTACGGCAGCGTCACGGTCACGTGGTGGGGCGGTCGTGGTGACGACGGCAGCAAGGTGTCGCCCCGCGTGAAAGCCGCGATCCTCATGCTCGTCGGGCAGTGGTACGAGCGCCGCATGGCGGCGGATGCCGTGTCGCTCTCCGAGATGCCGTTCGGCGTGAAGGCGCTCCTCGACTCCGTGAAGTGGGGATCGTACACGTGATCGATCCAGGCAAACTCCGCGAGCGGGTGACGGTGCAGATCGCCACCGGGGCGACGAACGCCATCGGTGAAACGGTACTGACGTGGAGCGACTCAACTGCCGTATGGGCGAGCGTCGAGGGCGTGTCGGCCCGCGAGGCACTGTCGGCGAATCAGCAGGAGGTGACCGTCACGCACCGCGTGCGGACCCGGTACATCCCTGGGCTCACGCAGCAGATGCGGTTCGCGTGGCGTGGCAGGACGCTCGATATCGTGTCGCTCCTCGAACACAACAACCGCAGCGAGCACGAGTGCATCTGCGAGGAGCGGACGTGATGGCAGACACTCGCGTCAAGGTCGAGTTCGACTCTCAGGAGCTCGCCGTGTTGCGTGCAGCGTTTCGGCGGCTGCCTGCCAACATTTCGGCACGCTATCTCGGTGCCGCCCTTCGTGCTGCGTCAAAGCCTGCGCTCAAGCAGCTTCGCCTGCTGACTCCGAAGGGACCGACCGGAAATCTCAGGAAAAGCATCGCGACAAAGGTGAAGCGATACAAGAGCGGAAACGCCGTGGCACTAGTTGGATATCAAGCGGCAGTGGGCGGTGGGCCTAAAACGCAGGGCTTCCATCAAGGATTCGTTGAGTTTGGCACGAAAAAGCGCCGCACTAAAACACGGTACGCATCGACATACCGCAGCAAGACAGAAAAGCGGCAGGGTGAGTTTCAGATCACTACCGCGAGGCGAGGGAAGTCTGCCGGAAAGATTAGAACCAAACCGTTCCCCAAGTCCTTTTTCAAGGTTGCGAAAGCGGGGCAGCAGGTTGAGCTCGGGCAGATGCCGATTGGAGGAAGAAAAAAAGCCCCTCCTGTCAGGACGGCTTACACCAGATCGCTGCCAGAGGTCCGTGCGACGCTAGAAATCCAGATGGCGGTTCGTCTGGAAAATGCCCTGAAGGATGTTGCGGACGGCGCAAAGTCTCGCGGCGTCGGGAGGCGGCGATGAGCTACAAGTCCCCGGAAAAGGTGCTGCTCGATGCCTTGGTGTCGGCCACCGCCGTGACCAGCGTGGTCGGCACACGGATCTTCCCGCTGCTCGCCCCCGCCTCGTCTGCCCTGCCGTTCGTCACGTGGAGGCGTACTGGCATCGAGCGGACCCAGACGCTCGGCTCACCGCACGGCGTGCCACGGGTTTCCGTGGACTACACGGTCGTGGCGGCGACCTACCACCAGGCCCGCGAGGCGGCAGATGCCATGCGGCGAACTCTGGATGGGTACGGCGGCACGGTGGACAATACGGTGGTGGAGCAGGTCAGCCTCGAAAACGAGGTCGATGACTTCGTCACGCTGGCAGGCTCCGACCAGCCGCCTTCGTACTCGGTCACGCAGTCCTACGACATCTGGTGGAGAGAGTGACGCATGTCATACAGCACGCCGCATGATTCGTCCGGCACGAACTTCTCCTTCGCTGGCGTGACCTACACGGTCACCCAGATCACGTACAACCTCAACGACGTGGCGGCTGGCGACACGATCGACGTGTCGCACCTCGGGCTCACGGCCGGTGCTCAGGTCGCCACGATGGACCGCCCGCTGAAGGGCTCCGCGACCGACACGGGCCGCGAGGTGACGATCGAGTATCTCGGCAATGCGGTCATCACCGATGCCGCTACCGGCACGCTCGCTATCACGGGCGGCATCTCGCTGTCGAAGGCGGCGACCGTGTCGAGCTCGTCGGTCACCCTCGCGACGAACGACGTGATCCGGGGCTCGGCCACGTTCCGCGTGGCTCGCTGACGCGGGGAGGTTCCCGCAGTGGCGACGTACTCGACGGGCATCTCGGCGACGTGGGGCAGCGTCACGTTCACTGAGATCGCCGGTCTCTCGTGGACATACGGCGGCGAGAACGTCGGCCGCTCCGGGAACTTCAACCCGAATCCCGGCAGCGTCTCGGTGTCCGCATTCGGCACCGTCCCGAGCATCGCGCTCGTCGGCAGCCGCAACACGCTCACGGTGGCAGGCGGCGGGATGAATTTGACTCAGAAGGCAGTATTGGAATCGGTGTCCGCTGCCGCTGAAGTCAATGGCGTGACGCGGTACACCGCCGAGTTCACCCTCTTGGATAACTGATATGCCACTCACGAAAGAGCAGATCCTCGCCGCCGACGACTCGAAGCCCCTTGAGGTCAAGGTGCCCGAGTGGGGCGACGCCGTCTACATCCGCGTGATGAGCGTGGGTGAGCGAGACGCGTTTGAATTGGAGTACATCCGCGCCGGTGGGAAGCACGTGGACAACTTCCGCACGAAGTACCTCCAGGCGTGCCTGTGCGACGCGAGCGGGCATCTGCTGTTCACGAAGGAAGACATCGAGACGCTGGCGAAAAAGAACGGCCGTGTCATGAATCGCCTGTGGGAAGTGGCGATGGCACACAACGGCATGACACAAAAGGACGCAGACGAACTCGCGGGGGAATGAATGCCCGTCCCGAGAGGCGATTTCTCTTTCGGCTGGCGGGCCACCTGAAGAAAACGGTGCGGCAATTGTGCGAGGAGATGGACTCGCGAGAGTTCACGGAGTGGATCATCTACGACAGGTACTTCGAGCCGATCGGTAACCAGTGGAGGCAGTCGGCGCTTGTGGCTGCGGCAAGTGTCGCCCCGTACTGCAAGGGCAAGCCGCCGACGATTGAAGAACTGATGCCGCTCGACCCGCACGCACCGCAGCACCACACGCAGATCACGGCGACGCTGAGACGACTACAGGCAGACTTGGACGGTGAGTGATGGCGACTACTCTCGCGTTGGCGATGCAGATCAGCGCCAACACCGCTTCACTCGCGAAGTCGGTGAAGGACGTGGAGCGCAGGCTCGACACCCTTGGGAACTCGGGCAAGAAAGCCGGTCGTGATCTCGGAGTTCTGAAAAACATCGCCATCGGACGCGTAGCGATCAGCAGCATCACGGCGGTCGCGAGCGGACTTCAGCAGGCGACGCAGGCGCTGGTCGGATTCGGCCGGTCGGTGGCGAACAGCACCGACGCATCGAGCAAGCTCGCAAGATCGCTCGGTATTACGTTCGAGGAACTCTCTGGGCTGGAGCTCGCGGGCGACTTGGCTGGCGTGTCGAGCGATCAACTCGGCGCTGCGCTGAGCAAACTACAGGTACAGCTCGGGCGAGCCCAGGCAGGTGGCAAGGAGGCTGTGCAGGCATTCACGGGCCTCGGCCTCTCGGTGCAGGATCTCGCGGGGCAGAACGCTACGCAACAGTTCCAGGCGATCGCGTCAGCAATCAACGAAATCCCAGACCCGGCGGGCAGGTCCGCTGCGGCCGTAGCTTTGTTCGGCAAGTCAGGGGCATCGCTTCTGCCGCTCTTCGAGGGAGGTGGTGACGCGATCGCTGGCATTGCGAATCAAGCGATCCGGCTAGGGCTCGCGCTCAATGACGTGCAAGCACGCAACGTCGAGGCGATGAACGACGCATTCACGCTCGCCGGGAAGAGCGTCGAGGGCGTGGTGCGGCAGATTGTCGCCGACCTGTCTCCTGGCATCCAAGCAGCCGCTGATGCGTTCACGTCGTTCGTAGGAGACGCAGGTGGTGCGTCGATTGGCCAAGGATTCGTAGATGGTCTCCTCAACGTCGCCGACGTATTCGCTCAGGTCTTCGACCGCACGGTCAGCGGACTGAATGTATTCGCCACGTCATTCGGTCTCTACTCAGAGTCCGTGGAACGCTCGTCGTCGAACTTGGCTGGCGTCGTCGATGCGTTGACGGCAGTCGGTCTCGTCGTGCAGCGGGTTTTCAACGGGTTTTTGAACATCGGCAACGTCTTGGCGAGGATCGTCGGCAATGCTGTTTCCGCCCTCGGCAAGGCGATCTCGTTCATTCCCGGCACTGGTGAGGCTGGGCAGACGCTCCAGCAATTCGGCGCGGACCTTGCTACTGCCGCTGCGGAGCAGGTCGAGGCTCGCAACAAGGCTTTCGAGGACGCCTACAACCGCTTTCTCTCGGGCGAGAACCCGAACCAGGGTGCCGCAACGCAGGCGGTAGAGCAGATCCGTGCGGCGGTCGAGAACGCTCGCAATCCGATCTCGCAGATTCAGTCGCAGGTGGACGCGGCTCGCGAGAAGATTATTCAACTGGAGGAGAGCACCGGACTGCCCGCCGAGCGCCTGCGTGAGGCGTTCGAGGCGTATCGACAGGCGGCCGAGATCGCTGCGGCAGATGGGCAACTCGTCGAGGCCGAGGCGCTGGCGGTCGCCGACGCACAGTCGCGGCTCAACGCTCTGATCAGTGAAGAGACCGGCGCACGCAACGCAGCGGCGACAGCGCTCGCCGCGCAACTCTCTGCACAGGAAAAGGCGGCGAAGAAGAACGAGGAGATCATCGCGAAGGTCAACGCCGACCTCGACAAGGCGTTTTCTTTCGAGGCGTTCACGGTCGCACCCGGTGCATTCCGCCAGTTCAGCGAGACGATCAAAGAACTGCGATCCGAACTCGAAGCCGATGTGATCGACCCGGATACGTACGTCACGGCCGTCTCCCGCCTGCAAGAGGTGTTCGAGCAGGCGGTCGTCCAGAGCGAGCAACTCGTCGGCATCCAAGAGCAGTTGAACAACGCCGGTGCGGCGTTCGAGATTTCGCAGGAAGGGTTTGACGCTTTCTCGTCTCGCATCGAGGAACTGCGGCAAAACCTCACGGACAACATCATCGACGAGGATGAGTTCAAGCGGACTATCGATCGGCTCAAGGAAGGGCTCGACCTTCAGGTCAAGCTGGACACGAGGGTCGCGGAGATCACCGAAGAGCGGCTTGACAAACTCTCGCGAGTCTCGCAGGAGCCGCTCCAGGTTCAGGACCTCCGCTCAGGCGGTATCGACGAGTTCCTGCGGATCGCGTCTGGCAGACAAGATCCGGCGATCGAAGAGGCTCGCAGACAGACGCAGGAGCTCCAGAAGCTGCGGCAGGAAATCGTGCGTGTCGGCGGTGCGGTCGAGATCATCGGCGGCTAACTCATGGCAATCCTCCAAACCACCGAGATACTGCCTCGCACGTTCGAGCACCGGTTCGGTTCGTCGCCGACGGCTCAGCGCAAGGTCATCGTCACGGTCGATGCACCCGAGTCGCAGCAGGCGATCATCGATGCGGTCGGTATCAAGCACGGCAGTGGACACCCCGAGTACTCCTATCTCGTCTGTACGAATGGCTCGTTCACCGAGACCGACCGCTACCACGTCGAGGCGACGTACAGCTACGAACTGCCGCAGGTCGGCACGACCGACTTCCAGCCGAACCCGCTCGCTCGTCCTGACGTGTGGTCGTTCTCGACCGGTGGTGCCCAGGTGCCTGCGCTCGTCTACTACCACGGCAACGGCAACAGCGATCGACGGCCGCTCGTCAACGCGGCGAACGATTACTTCGAGGGGCTGACTACGCTGGAATCTGAAGTGCGAGCGACCATCGCATGGAATCGGGCGACCTTTCCGGCTGACCTCGCTGCGGCGGTGACGAACTGCGTGAACGCCAGCCCGTACCTCTGGGGCGCAAAGCACACGTGGCAATGCGCTGGCATCTCCGCGAGCAAGCAGTCCGAGGTCGTCAACGACATCGAGGTCAACTACTGGAGCGGCACCACCGAGCTCGTCTTCAGGCAAAGTGGGTGGAACCTGCTTCTGCCGAACATCGGGCTCAACTACATCCAGGGCAGCGAGAAAAAACGGGCGACCGTCAAGCTCGACAATGAGGACATCGCAGCAGCTAGTCCCGTCGCCCTTACGGAGTCCGGCGGGCTCGCGGCGGCGGGCTCGCTGCCGATCATCCTTGAGCGTCGCGTCTTTCGCGAGGTCGATTTCTCTTCCTACTTCGGCACCCCACCGTTCTGAGGCACGACATGGCAGACGTGAGCTACACGATCACCGGGCAAGTCGCGAAGGGTGCGCTCTCGCAGTCGTTCGCCGCGAGCGGCGTCACTGCGGACATGAACACCACGGGCATGATCGCCCTGACGCTGAACCTCGGGACCGCTACGCAGGCTATCTCGACAGCGTCGCTCTCCAGCGTCGGGCTGGCATTTGCTCGATCGCTGGCGACAACCGGGACGCACACCGTGTCGTTCGGCAGGCTGGACGGCACGACGCTCTACGAAGCCGTGACGCTGCGTGCTGGCGAGGCTGCGGTGATGCGTCTCGCGGCAGGCGACTACGGCGCGAAGGCGGTGGTCGCCAACTCACGGCTCGTCATCTCGATCTACGAGGGCTGAGATGCCCCAGAGGCCGGACGGACAAGCGGCACGGCCGCAGCGCGTGACCTTCACGAAGGGCTCGGCAGAGCGGATCGCGGCGGTCGTGCGTGACTATGAGGCGGGCGATCGCGCTGAGGCTCCGCTGCGGTTCGGTGCCGTCTCATCCGACTCGCGGAAGACCTTCCGCGTCGCCACGTTCACCGGCGCGTGGGCGATCAGCGCGACGAAGACGGTCACGTTCAAGTATCAGACGAGCACGCCGAACACGGCGAGCGTGATGAACCTAGTCTGCGGATTGAGTCCGTCCGGTTCTTGCGACGTATCGATCGCCAAGGACGGCACGGCGTGGTTTCTCGTGCAGCCAAACCTGACGCAGCAGCCGGGGTACTCAGCCAGCGGCACGCAGGTGCTGACGATTCAGAGCGGCGTCCTGCGTTGGATCGGAACCACGGCGTGCTGACATGACGATCGCGAGCAAAAGCGGAGGGCTGATCCTCAAGGATGGCAGTATTGCTACGGGGTGCGAGTGCTGCGGAGGGTTTTTTTGCCTATCAGGTTGTCCGCCTGATTCGCTTACGCTCTCAGTTAGCGCCGAAAGGTACGTCCGGCGAGTTATGGGCAGGGTGTCTTTCAATCTCACCGGCCCAGCGGGTGTCGGCGTCGGCATGGTTAGTTTATTCCCCGGCGATCAATACGCCGGTGAATTCGTAATGGCGAGGGTGTCTCCTACTGTTTACGAATACGTATACGGCCAAGAGCCAGAATGCACTGTCCGTTCGTTCGTAAGATTCGACTTGCAGTCTTGCCTAATAACGGCATCCTTTAGGATGCTATGGGAAGCGAGGCTCACAAACTACCCGCAAGACACGGCACCTCGTGAAGCAAGTGAGATCGACTGCATACCAAGAACCAATGCGTCAACCACAATAGGGCAGCATTGGTATTCCAACATTACAGGCGCAAGCGGCTTTCCTGTTGCAGCAACTGACCAAGGAAGTTTTCCGGGTGTTCTCCCGTTATTTTCTTCCGCGTCTAGAAACTGTAACTCACTCTACGCCAACCCGACGCAACAAGTTTCCTTCACTCTTCCGCAAGAGTGGTGGCTCCGTGGGGCTTTTGTGGGATTTGGAATCTCGTCCGCCCCGGTCGTTAGCACGCCGTTTCAGGGAGACTTTCCAACGGTTGTTTACGAATCTTCTGGTTCAAGGGCCGTCACGTTGTCAGTCCGGGCGTCTGGCAATCCTCTTCCATGATTTCCTGCGACCGCCTGCATCTTGTCTCTCGTTGCCGCGAGCGTGGCTACACGCTCGACGAAGTCATGCCGTGCGTCGTCGCCCAGGACGGCGACCAGTGGACGATCGACACCGAGCACCCGGCGTATCCGAGACACCCGAAGCCCGGTTGCGAGCAGCCTTCGCCGCCACCATCATCCGGCCCCGGCACCGAACTCTCGAAACTCTTGAAGCGATTCGGCATCGAGCCGACGCCGACCTGCCAGTGCCGAGCGAAAGCCGCCGAGATGGACGCATGGGGACCGGATGAATGCGAGAGACCGGAGCGAATTGAAGAGGTCGTCGCCGTGATGCGTGCGGAAGCCGAGGCTCGCGGACTTCCATTCCTCGATGTCGCCGGTCGCCTGCTCGTGCGTCGTGCAATCCGCAACGCCCGGCGTGCTGCGAATTGACAAAGTATCCACCATGGACGCAGGAGGACTCGTGCCGTGGCGGATGATCACACGATCACGATCGCGGGCGAGAAGTGGCTCTTGCGCTTCTCGCGTCTGAAGGGCCGCGCCGACGGGTGGACGTGCTACGACGAGAAGCCGCCGAAGATGCTCGTCGATGAGCGTTTGACCGGCGGGCAGCGTCTCGAAACCGTCCTCCACGAGATCGCCCACGCGGTGCTCGGCTCCACGATCAGCGAGGAGACGGTGACCGAGCTTGCCCGCGTCCAGCGTCGTGTCCTCTGGCAGATCCTCCGATACCGCGAGGTGCCGCGTGGCGAGTAAGGCGAAGCGTGTCTCGATTGCCGACGAGATCGTCTCTCGCGTGCAGAACTACAAACCCGGATTCAACGCGTGGCACTGCGACCTTCCCGCCGACGTGCTCGCGGAGTTGGAGGCGCTTCGCGAGCGGTGGGTGAGCGGAGAGCTCGGGCTGCAAAAGCGGGCGCTCGCTCGATCCATCATTCAGTCGCTGAAGGATCGCGGGCTACCAGTGAGCGGCGTTCAAGGAGTTGAGCATTGGCTGTGCGCAAACAGGCGTCGCTAACCGACAGCGTCATCGCTGCCGCCGCGACGGCCGAGCAACTCGCTGCCGACGCCGAGGTCGCACGGCTGCGTGCCGAGGTGGCGGCGCTGAAGGGCCGCTACCGATCCGCACTCGCCCAGATCGACCGCGAGCGGGAGCGTGCCGACGCGTTCGTCGGGCTCAAGGGAATCGAGGGCAAAAAGCCCTTGACCAAAACTGTCAAGGGTCGTCGTCACCCGGCGTCGATGGTCGTGCTGCTCAGCGACATCCACTGCGAAGAGACCGTGCGGCCGGAGACGGTCAACGGGCTCAATGCTTTCGACCTCGACGTGTGTGACGCCCGGCTCTCCGAACTCTCGGAGCGATTCTTCGCTCTGCTCGAACACGAGCGGCAACTGTGCAAGATCGACCGCGTCGTCGTCTGGCTGGGCGGCGATCTCATCTCTGGGATGATCCATCCCGAGCTCGCGGAGGAGAACTCTCTGCACCCGCTCGCGGCTCTCCGGTGGATCGGCGAGCGGCTGCGTGGATTCATCGACGCCGTGAGC